CTCCGAACCATGTGTATTTGCTGGATGAATCGAAGCAATACATGCATGGATACTCTATACTCGGAGAAGAGCCGCTGCAGATATTCAAGCAGCCTATACGCTTCTCTACACGCGGCAGAACATTCCAGTTTGTCTCGCACTATGCAGGGGAGACTAAGGAGAACACAAAGCATATAGTCTCCGTGCAGGTAGAGGGTAGCAGGGGAGCTGAGTATACTGTTATCCTGCAGGATGACTCTGCTACATGTACCTGCCAGGGGTTTCAGTTCCGCAGCGACTGCCGGCACCTCGAGTTAGCGAGAAACCAGTTACTATACTTGTAACAGAAAATAATTGCAACCAGCCTGGTTTTCTGCGGTGTTTTGCATGTTGATCTAATTTCGTTTGAAGTTGATAGTGGGCTACATGAACAAACGAAAGGAGACAAAAATGAATGAAGCAGAAAAGCGCATGTACGGCATGTCCGCGGAAGATATTCGCGAGGAATACATGGAGTCGCTGACCGCGCGGTTGAGTGGCTTGGAGATGGTCGTAGCAGGGATCCTGAGTGACTGCCAGGAGTTGCTAGCGAGTGGCTCGGGTATCGAAGGCGGCAGTAAGATCGTGAGTGCACGTGCAGCAGAGAGTGTCCGCAAGCAGTTGAACATCGCGAAGTTCATCGTGTTTGAGATGATGGATCGCCGTGAAGAGAAGGAGGCAGCATAATGAAGAAGGTTTTTGTGGTGATTGAGAATGTGGACGGATTCGATGAGATCCGTAAGATCTTCGCGAAGGAAGCTCCTGCGCTGATCTACATGGATGAGGTGCGGGGTGAGTCGCGCGGTGAGAACGATGTGTGTGTTGTTCCGATGGAGGTGGAGTGATGTTTGCAAATCTAATGGCAGAAGTTGATTATGTTCGCGCAGCACGTAACTACGATATCCTGGAAGCGATCATGTTCATCAACGAGTATGAGGAAGAGTTTCCGAGTGAAGTCCGCAGGGAGCTGAAGGAGTTCATGCGCCAGGGCGCGAAGATGTTTGCCCCTGTAGAGGTCGAGTACGAGCTAGTCAACTCCGACGATGTAGTAATCGACTCCTACAAGGTGACCCTATGAAATCGAAGAAGCAATTATTTGTTGACCTCTCGATCTACTTTGGCGATCCGGAGTTCGCTGAGAAGGGGCTGCAGGCAAAAGGAATCTCTAACGAGACGTACGGCCGGAAGTCCTGCATCTATATCAACTGCGGCACCCCAGAGGAGCGCAAGAACATCGATGGGTTCCTGGCTGCACGGGGCTACAAAGTAAACCGCAACTACAATCCAGGTGGTCCGCGGACCGAGGTTCAAGTGTCATACTTCAAAGGGGAGAATTGGAATGAATAAGGTAATCGAATGGACTATACTGCAGCTGATGACAGATACTGCCGTGCTAGCTGAACAACGACTCGAGGAGCAACTGTATGACTTAGTTGCGACTCGCCTCTGCGGAGACTAGTATGCATGACGTCGACGACTATGTAGTGTGGGCATGCATGTTCGCTGCGGGCTTCATCTTCGCTACATTGCTTTTTACCTAAAGAAGGCTGCTGGCTGCAGCACACCGCAGCTGGCGTAGCGCAGCTGCCGGCAGGGGAACCGCTGCCGCGGAACCCCGGGCGGCGGGGGCAGATTCCGCAGCGGTAGTGCTCTAGTCAACTACGGGCCGGTATTCGACTCCCCTCTGGTACCCATCTGGCGGGGGCAAAAATAGACTGGTGTTCCAAAAACTGGCTGGTATGAAAATTTTTTCACGCCAAAAAACAATAAATATGGGCAGTTACTATTTTATTAACCGTTGTGTTCTTACTACAATTCTGGTATAATCGCTTTGCTGTATTTGAGATAGGGGTTCTAATGAGATTCTGGACAATATGTTATCCTGACCGTACTGCTACTGGGATTGAGTATACTCACTGGGAGACGTTATCAGAGAAAGAGATTTTAGATCAATACTGGGTATACTGGTTTACGAAGATGATTAATAATCAGCAACCGTTAGAGGATCTAACTTCGGAGAGGTGTATAGAGGATTGGTGTATTGTACACTGGGCAGAGCGTAACTATTGGCGTGAGATGAAGGAGTGTATACAATGAGTGATACACTATTGATGGATCTAATGTATTTGGGTATTGGTGTTGTGATTGGAATTGTACTGCGTATTATAGTTAAAGTATATTGGGGGTAGTTAGATGCGTGATCCGTTTATTACAGCAATAATTGTTATTTGTACTTTCTGCTCATTTGTACTTATCTGGGCAGCTGCTCATGGCACTGTAGCAAAGGAGTGTGAGAAACTTGGTGCATTCTATGTTGGAGATAAGGTGTATCAGTGTAGGTTGGTTAATACGATGTAATTTTTTTTAGAGGAAATAGAGATGAATAAGATTGGTGAGTTTCTCTGGAACAAGCGTGTTCCTATTATGCTGACATTGGGATGGGTGAATGTCGTCAATGGAGTATTGACTCTACTTAGTGGTGATTTGATCGTAGGATTGGGAATACTTGGCTTAGGTGTATTCCTATGCTATGAAACGAAGAATCTATAATGACAAGAAAATTCGAATGGAGAGAAAGAAACTCAAAGTGGCATTACTTTGATACTGAAACCGGAATGATTGTAGGGTCATCATTTAAGATAGCCCTACAAGATGTTTGGGGAGCTGTTGTCAATACTGGTAACTTTGAGTATGCTTTCAAATTGGATGACGAGAAGCCTCTTGGCCATTACCTCGAACAAGAGTATGCCAAGAAGGCTGTTGAAAGATATTGGGACATTCAAAATAGGACTCTGATAGAATGAATAAACTAATTAGAGAACTTTCCGAACAGGCTGAAAAATATGCTGATGATAACTTTAGAGGTGAACCTACATGGTCTGAAGCATTTGAGTCAAAGTTCGCTGAGTTGATTGTTAGGGAATGTGTTAAAGTGATGTATGATAATGCTATAGAACGACGAGTTCCACCAGATATCAACCAAACACCTACACATTATGCTATTGCTGTATTAGAACATTTCGGAGTTGAATCGTGAACGAACTAATTAGAAAGTTTGAAAGAATATCACATATCGATGTATACGGACTTGGTACGGACAGAGAGAAATGGGAATTGACTCTAGAAAAATTTACCCATATTATTGCAGATCATTGTGCATCTATCTGTATGAGCCAAGCAGATCGTAGAAACATTCGAAATGCATTTGGCATACCAGAAGAATCGAATATCAAGTACAAAGGACCAGATCCTAGCAATAGTATCGAATCACAATACAATCGTGAACTGAATACAACTAGGATTCAATAAAGATGGATATCTGGATTCTAATATTGGTGTCTACTCTATCCCCAACTAAGATTCTATATGATCCCTACCTTGAAACGGTAAGTGAGAATGATTGTAAAAAACATGCTGAATTAGTATCCAAAAGACAACCCGAAGTAAGAACCTACTGCGTGAAAAAGAAATGAACGACGACCTCGATAAGATCTCAGAACTATTCGAGAAACAAAGAATAGCTGATAACGACGATGCAGAGAAGTTCTGGCAGAATCTCTCCTATGAGGATAAATGTAACGCTTTCCACGCTGTCGTATCCAGAATTGCAAAAGCAGAATTGATAGATAAAGGATCATATAGGTACGCCCTCTACGAAGTGTTTGGGTTTCAGCCCGATATGTACGCAAGAGGTATGAACTGCGGCTTTTTGGCTCTCCATAATAGTATCTCAGCTGACTATGATTATGACGATGGTACGATAACTTAAATTTTTTAAATTTTTTCCGGGAAGGTAAAATGAGACTAATAAGACAGTGCTGTGGCGGTGTATGCCACGCAGGAAAAGACTGCGAAGAAAGAGCCTACCTGGAATATCGTAAACGCCATGGTAAGCATTGGTTTATTATGATGATGACTAGCCCCTTTATTACTTTTCTACTAGGACTATTGATTGGAAGTATGTTATGACATATGGAGTTCATTCTAATAGCTACCAGGGAGATTATAAACGTGTTCTTTGTGTTTGCTCTGCCGGCATACTGCGTTCTGCAACTGCTGCTCACGTCCTTTGCCAATATCCATACGATTTCAATACTAGAAATGTTGGGACGGCTCCCTATGCACTTATTCCTCTGACCGAAGATCTAATTCAATGGGCAGATGAAATAGTCTGTATGGAATCTGAGCACGAAATTGTTGTAAGACAAAAGATGATTGAATTTGCATTCAACAAACCAATCATCACCCTTCACATTGAAGATATCTACGAATACAGAAACCCCAAGCTAGTGAAACTGATTCAAATGAAATACAACGAATATCAAGCAAGCCTACGACCTTACGACGATAACTTTTGAGGATATTATGCTACTAGAACATGCAGAACGTGAAATGGATTTGATGGGGCTCACCGATGATGGTGAAATGAACGGAATGATGCGAAAGCACATCCTTCATATGGTAAAAGAGTTTGCAGCTGAAGGTCATTCTGGATTTTCTGCTAGCTACGCAATTCAACTGCTCGAGAAACTTTTAAAGTTCGAACCAATCACTCCTCTCACTGGTGAAGATTGGGAATGGGTTGATGTCTCCGAACAATCTGGAAAACCAATGTGGCAGAATGTGAGATGTGGAAGAGTATTTAAGGATGAAGATGGTGCTTATGATATTGAAGGAAGAGTTTTTTGGAATTGGCAGACTCTAGAAGATGGTGAAAAGTATAAATCATTCTATACATCACGTGATAGCCGTGTGTACATTACATTTCCTTATGTTCCAGAAACAGTTTACGTGGAGGTAAACGATGATGAACAAGAGAGCAATCTACATTGATATGGATGGAGTCGTAGCTGACTTCGATAAATTCGTTTCAAACTTCTTAGGCCGTAAGATTGGATGGGGAGTCTCTGATCTTACAGCTGAAGAATGGCAAAAAATATCAGAAATTGACAACTTTTACTATCAATTAGACCTGATTCCTGAGTCGACCACAATTGTTGCCCTCTGTAAATCGTTTTCGACTCGCTTTGACGTCAGTTTTTTGACTGCTATTCCACGTGAACAAACGATGCCAACGTCAAGAGACGACAAAACTAGGTGGTTGAACAAGTACTTTCCTGGTCTTCCAATCAATTTTGGCCCTTTTTCACGTGATAAACAGAATTGGTGCAAGCCAGGTGACATCCTAATTGACGATAAACCAGAAAATGTTGAGCAATGGGTCGCCAAAAAAGGGGTAGCTGTTCACCATACAGGTGATTTTGACCGCACAATTCGCAATATTCTTTCAGCAATCGACGATGAAACGCCAAGACTGTTGACTTAAAATCATTTAATGTTGAGAATCACCATTGTAGTAATCAACTTTAATTAATTTTAAGGAGAAACAAATGGCTCATCTAGTCGAAACAATGGCATACGCAGGCGCAACCCCATGGCATGGTCTTGGTAAGCCTGTTCCTTCTGACCTTTCACCACAACAAATGCTCGAGGCAGCTGGTCTTGACTGGCAAGTTCAGAAGATTCCTACGTTTGCCAACGTGTTTGATAAGCAAGTCTACACTGGTAAGGATGCTCTTGTGCGCTCAACTGATGGTAAAATCCTTGATGTTGTATCGCAAGACTGGAATCCTATGCAAAATCACGAAGCATTTGAGTTCTTCAACGACTTCGTATGCTCTGGTGACATGGAAATGCACACAGCTGGTTCATTGAAAAATGGTCAGATCGTGTGGGCACTGGCTAAGATCAAGGAGAGCTTTGATGTATTCAACGGTGACACTGTGGAGTCATATCTACTTTTCACTCTACCTCACAAGTTTGGTCAGTCTATTGACGTTCGTTTCACTCCGATACGCGTGGTCTGCAACAATACTCTTACGCTGTCACTCAATACTAAATCAGATAATATGGTGAAAGTATCCCATCGCCGTGTATTTGATGGTGACCAAGTGAAGCAGACGTTGGGTATCGCTTCTGACAAGCTCGCTAAGTACAAAGAGATGGCTAAGTTCTTGGGCAGCAAGAAGTACAAGGAAGAGACTGTGAAAGAATACTTCAGCCGTATCTTCCCTGTCAATGCTTATGGTCGTTCTAAGAATGAAGAGACCAAAGTTAAGAAAGAACTATCCAAGTCTGCAGAACTGGCTTTGGAAGCTCTCTATGAGCAGCCAGGTGCCAAGTTTGCTGAGGGATCTTGGTGGCAAGCATTCAATGCTGTTACGTTCTTGACTGACCACATTATTGGTCGTACACAAGAAGGTCGTCTGACATCGGCTTGGTATGGTCCTAACAAGGCTTTGAAGGTGAAGGCACTTGAGACCGCTGTCGAGATGGCGGAGGTAGCATGAAGAAATTAGCATCAGTAGTTCTGATGCTTTTGATGACTGGATGCGGCACCCTTGGTGGTGCTGTATCTGGTGCAGGTAAAGATCTGTCAAAAGCAGGTGAATGGATTAGCAATAAATAATGTTTTTACCCAGTTGTATTTTAGTCATAACTTACTAGATACTGTCTAGCCAATTGTGGCTTTTACAATAGGAGATAAAAATGGAGTGGACTACACCAACAGCAAATGATATGCGTTTTGGTTTTGAAATCACAATGTATATCGCAAATCGTTAATCAACTATCGATCAACACTAGATAGTTGAGCCCCTCACGGGGCTCATTTTTTTGGAGATATTATGAATTTAAAAGGCACTAAAACTGAGTTGAATCTCAAAGAGGCATTTGCTGGTGAATCACAAGCAAACCGTCGTTATCTATATTTCGCAAACATGGCTGACATCGAAGGATCTCCTGAAGTTGCTGCTGTGTTCCGTCATACAGCTGAAGGTGAGACTGGCCATGCTCATGGTCACATGGAATACCTTTTGAACGGTGCTGCTGGTGATCCTGCAACTGGTATGGAAGTTAAGAATGTTGCACAGGCACTGGAGTCAGCTATTGAAGGTGAAACACACGAGTATACTGATATGTACCCTGGTATGGCGAAGACTGCTCGTGATGAAGGGTTTGATGAAATTGCTGACTGGTTTGAAACTCTTGCTAAAGCAGAGCGTAGCCATGCTGGTAAGTTCAAGAAAACTCTCGACGCTTATAACGCTGGAGTACAATGAGTCTCTCACCAGAATCTAAAAACTCTGGAACGAACAAGACCTGGTTAGATCACTTCGAGCGTTGGTTTGATATTGCTCTTAGGTTTGGCTGGGTCTTGTTCATCTATGTGGTCGTGACAGGAAATTACATAAGATAACTAGGAGTTTTCATGATTGTTTGTGTTTGCAGAAACATCAAAGAATCAGACTTCGATACGTCAGATGAACTATTGAGTAGACTCAATGATGTTGACATTTGCTGTGGACATTGTGTAGAGTATTGTGCGCAGCAAAAAAGAACACACTATTCATCTAGAAGTGGCACAGGCGACGACGAGACTAAGATACCGCTGGTCGGTTACGTAGGGGTGGATCCTACATAGTGTGTTAGATATTGTTGTATGAAGCAAACCAAAAGGTGTTCTGGACGCGGGTTCGACTCCCGCCTGGTCCACCAGAAGTGTTGTTTAGGGTGATATGTAAGAGTTTAACAAAGCTCTGAGGATTGGAATTCCCGACCTGTGAACAACAGGACACTTCTGATGGGCCAGACATGGTTTCGACAGGGCAAGGAGTAGGAGAGTGGACAACACGTCAGGCGATCGACGTAAATGAAGCAAAATAGTAAACGCAAATGACGAGCGTTACGCTCTAGCAGCTTAAATTGCTAGATGGGGTTTAGCCGGCTGTCCTTATTACCCAATCAGCCGGCACCGATTTCAAATTATAAATAACTTTATCTACAAGAGGGCCCACGGCTCAAAATATTATGTTTTTTTGATAATTATTGCGTTTTGACTCTTAATCCGGATAACTGAAAGTTTCACCTCTATCCTTCATTTCATTAATCAAAGAGGAAGTTAACATGAAAAAGCTAGTGCTTATAACACTACTTGGTCTATGTTCACTGGTATTTGCAGCTAATGAGTTCTCAGAAGCAGATCACGACATAGTCCAAGAACAGCCAATCATAACAAAGTACTCCGAGAAACAGATTGAGTGCCTTGCAAGAAATATGTATTTTGAAGCCAAATCAGAATCTGATAAGGGCGTCAGTGCGGTTGGTTTCGTAACAATGAACAGAGTTGCCGATGGTAACTTTCCAAGTACCATCTGTGAAGTAGTTCATCAAAAACTAGGCGAAGTATGCCAGTTTTCATGGGTCTGTATTCTCGGTAAGAATCCGCATATCAGCGATCCACAAAGGTATCGTCAAATAAAAAATATGGCAAGGATCATTGCCGAGAACCACAAGCATATCAGAGATAAAGATCCATCTAAAGGTTCACTATTTTTCCATGCAACCTATATTCAGCCTAACTGGAATCTTAAGCGCAAGGTTAGAATTGGTATGCATGTATTCTACTCGAGGAAGTAATGATTCAAGATATTAACTTTTTAAGTATTGTTGAATTTTCTAAAGAGATAGAAAAACTTGTCTCCGACAAGAAAATGGAGTATATTGATGCAGTTGTCTACTTCTGTGAAAAGAATGGTATTGACATAGAAACAGCTGCATCACTTATTAAAAGTAACTCCAAACTCAAAGCATCTATTCAGACAGAAGCTGAAAATCTCAATTACTTACCGAAGACTAAACAACTGCCTATATGACAGACTATGACGCCTATAAATTGTATTGTGCTTTAAAACGGCATTTTCAATCAAAAGCGTACGACTTCTTTAAGTATAACGGTAAGCTGAAAGTATCGTACGCTGCTTTTGAAAAGCGTAACGACAAATACTTCTTTGCCAAGTTAGCCAAACATAAAGATCCAATTGGATTCTTAGCAGCTAACCTTTATCAGTCTGGTGATATGTGGATTGGTGAGCTAGTCAATGAGTCAGCAGCTGAATCAAACTACAGAGAGTGGTTAAAGAGAAAACAATCCCTCACGTACTACTTCAAACAAGACATAGAAGGTATAGATAATATTGTTGACGAGTATAAAGTGAGAGGTGGTCAGCATCCAAAGTTATTTCAGAGATATCTAGGTAAACAAATCAATTCTGAGACTCTCATCATAATTGATTTGTTGAATGGTGGTAACCTGTTCAAGTACTGGAACGATTCATTGGCTGATCCAGTATGGCAAACTGAATACAATAAATTAATCAAACTTTCACCTTTTATCACCGTTGACTTAGATAAATATAAGAGTATAATGGATCAGGAATTATCCAAGTCCGTTACACATTAATTATGGTTAAGTGGATACGATAATATAATTTCATACGTTTATACAAGGAGCATACGATGTCTTTCGCAAATCTCAAGAAGTCTTCCAAGTCCAGCCTGGACAAAATTACCCAGCAAGTTTCAAAACTAGCAAACCCTGAAGGTACCCCACGTGAAGCTGATAATCGCTTCTGGACACCTGGCGTAGATAAATCTGGCAACGGTTTTGCTGTTATTCGTTTCTTACCAGCACCAGATGGTGAGGATGTTCCGTTTGTTCGTATCTTCGAGCACGGCTTCCAAGGTCCAAGTGGTCAGTGGTATATTGAAAGATCTTTGACCACACTTGGTAGAGCTGACCCAGTATCAGAATACAACAGCCAGCTTTGGGCTACTGGTATCAAAGCCAATCAAGATCAAGTTCGTAAACAAAAACGTAAACTAACTTTCATTGCTAACATCTATGTGGTTAGCGATAAAGCACATCCTGAAAATGAAGGCAAAGTGTTCTTATTCAAGTTTGGTAAGAAGATCTTTGATAAGTTGAATGCTGCTATGAATCCTGAGTTTGAGGATGAGGAAGCAATCAATCCTTTCGATTTCTGGAAGGGTGCTAACTTCAAACTAAAGATTCGTACAGTTGAGAAGTATCGTAACTATGATGAGTCTCGTTTTGATTCCCCATCAGTGTTACTCGACGATGATGGCGAACTAGAAAGAATCTGGAAGTCTGAGTACTCTCTACAAGAGATTATTGATGAAAAGCACTTCAAGAGCTATGAGGATCTAAAGCAAAAGCTATATCGTGTCTTAGCTTTGGATGGTAGTAGTCCATCACCTGCTAAATCAGCAGCATCACTAGATCTCGGTGAGGATGAAGAAGAGTTTGAAACACCAAAACCTCAAAAGACAGCAAAGCCAGCATCTAAGAAGCAGGAATCTGCTCCATGGGATGAAAAGGAAGATGATGATTTTGCAAGATTCAAGGAAATGTTAGAGGACGATTAAGAAAGGGCCGAAAGGCCCTTTTTTATTGCATGTTGAATCTATTGGTAGCTGCGTGGAAGCTGAAGTACGCATCATGGCTGCGAACCATTCCAGGCTGTGGGCTAGTTGTCGTAGGACTATAACCGCTACTACCCCCACCTTGAATGTTAAAGTTATTAACTACATTACTACCACCTTCAGTAGAAGATTCTTTAATCTTCACCATATTCGCCAGAAGAGCTGCATCCTCTTGTAAGTTCTTTTTGATTGATTCAATATCAAATCCACCCATAAAGGTTTTAATTTGACCAGGTGATACTAAACTAGCTAGTGGTGAAACGAATCCTTGTGCTTTTGACTCCCCTTCTTTAGCCATGCGCTCTTCTGTCTTCTTGGCAGCATCCAATTCAGAGTATCCTTGTTCTCTGTAAGATGTGAATCTTTTCATCCACTCGGATCCATAATCAACATCTCCACTTGGTTCATTTTTTATAACTTCTTCTTTGGCAAGTAAACTGTCTGCACTCGTTCCTAGTTTAGTTTTAGCTAGATATGCATCTAACTCTTTCTTAGCTTTTGGACCCCTGAACGCTTCCCATCTCTTAGAAATCAACAAACTGAATTCTTGTGTCGTCAATTCGCCTTTGATGAAAGCATCGTAATCTTCCTGAATCATCGCTTTAAACAGCCTATCTTGAAGAGCTTCATCAAAGATGGCATCTTCCTTGATGCCAAGTTTCTTCAAAAGTTCTGCTAAAGTTGTTTGAGTGAACTGGTATTTACCTATTGCACCAGTTCCAATGATTTTACCAGTTTTATCGCTTCTACCAATACCAGCTTCTCTCGTCTTAGCGACTTGTTCTTTCTGCACTTGCCTTATTTCAGCAATAGTCATTTGGGTCAGTGGTTTAGATGTTTGGACAAAAGGTTTACCACCAGGTCCAAGGAATAGCTGATCATATCCTTTTCTACCAGTTGCACTTTCGTATTTTGATATAACCTCTGCAAGGCTACCCTGGCCTACGGGTGAAGTTACTGACATATTTGTTGAAGGAATAACAGCACCTTGCGGCATCTCACCTTTTGCATATCTCATTGCCTCTTCACGTGACATGCCTTTTTCAAGGCCTTCATTGAACCTTCCAACTAATTCATCATAATCTACCACAGCAGAAGGATTAACAAGATTCATCCCAGAAAGGCCTTTATAAAGTTGTTCAGCACCTTCTGCACCAAGTTCTCCTCCTTTTGAAGCACCATACAGTGTAGCTCCAAATTTAAGTGCGCCCGCTCCAAACTGTACTACACGACCTACCTTAGGAACTTTTTTCAATGCTTCAATTATAACACTAGACCCAGCGTACGTGAGAGCACCACCAACAAGTGTTCCGGTAACAGAACCAACTGCCTTGATTCCTATTTGCTTCCTCAACTCCTCTGCTTCTTCAGTAGTAAGTAACGCTTCTTTTTCTAAAACATCAATTTCACTTTTTGCCCAGTCAACCCATAAGAATTCCATTGCTACAGTCAATGCACCGGCCACAGTAAATCCTCTCAATTTCATCGAGTTTATCACTATGTTTTTTGTGGCTTCTGGAACCTTTTCAAACATGCGAAGGAAAATTCTACCCGCAACTAATTCAGCTCTTCCAACTGGTCCTTTGAATCCATTTTGTTTCATGAAATCGATTGCTTGTTTGTTTCTTCCAGCACTAGCTATACCACTTTGTACTTCAGCAGCTGCAGCGCCTGCATTCAATGAGGGTGTACGTATTGTAGCTGCTGTCGCTGCAGATGTTGCTCCAGAAACTGTTGATCTAGATAATGCATATGCACCAGCACCTGCAGTAGCTATTCCTAGAGCAGGGCCGTAGTTGTTTATAAACTCACCCATTCTTTCTAGAAATCTTTCAAATACTTTATAATTGTGCTTGAGCGGTTCTACAAACCCACTAAATTGTTTTGTTATATCTTTGAAAGCAAGCGCTATAATATCCCTTGTTGCTTTCATAGCAGCTGTTATTTCAACCGCTGCCATTTTCAACAATCCCTTCAATGATTCTATCAACTGTTCAAAAATAGGTTGAATACTTCTGAAAAGGAATGAAAATAAGTTACCTAAAGATCCAGTAAGTCTATCTTTTACATCATTATTAAGTTTATCCCAAACAAACGCCTTGGCCATGATACCTATAACTGCAACTGGTAGAGCTTTTGATATTCCATCAACTAGAGAGCTAGTTATTCCTGCAGCGCCTGTTGCTGTAGAAGCGATTCCTCTGGCTGCAGCAGAAGCACTTGTGGATAGTCCACGTCCCAGACTAGCTGTAAGACTTGAAATTGACTTGGTTATACTTGATGCTAATCCTTTGATATCTCGAGATAAATCTCTATTGGTTCTAACTACATTTTGTTGTTCTTTGAGATTTTGTGAAAGGATACGGCTGTTAGAGTTAGTAACAGCAACTAATGACGACATGGTTCTATTCAACTGAGACAGTGAATTTTGCTGCTGACCAGCCTGGCGTAGCTGTTGCTGACGCTGAGCACGCATTTCTCTCAATGATTCCATAAAATAAACATTTTGTTTATTATCAGTTGCCATTCTTGACTACTTCCTCTTGTCTTTTAATAAAATCTCGTAAAAACTCCAAATATAGATCTCGTTCAAATGGTATCAAGTTCTCTATTTCAGATATTTGATAATGATGATGCTGAGCCAATATAAAAATTATTTGATAGTAATTTTCTAATGAATTATGACTCAGCCCAACGTAAAAAAATCTTCTAGGGTTCTTAATTCAATAGTTCTCTCAGTTCCATTTGAGTTAACATATTCTAACTTGTGATACAGTCTAGGCATTGTATCAAAGAACTTTTCAAACTTTCTTAATACATCTGTGGGCAAGTTCTCAATAAAATCATCAACTTCTTTTACTGAACAGTCTTTGAAATACGTAATTGAGTCACCATCATAATACTTTTCCATACAACCTCTAATCATAACAAACAAAATATCTGCCATGTCAATTTTGTTAACAACATCCGACATCAGCGCTGCATCTGGGTACTTCATTACTATTCCGGATGTGTCAGATAATTCTATTACATTACTATGTTCCTCATTCTGTATAATTTGTATTTCATCAACATCTATTTTAAAATTGTATTGTTTGTCATCTTCAAGATCAGTGTAGCTAAGTTCAATCACATTATTGATTGATTTACCTCTTAACTTCAAAAAAATGTACTCGAGATCAAAAGATGCCAAGCTGTTTGCATTCAACTTGCTATCAACATCGCAATTTGATATTACTTGTTTTAAAACATTAATAATATCATTCTTTTCCTCTCCTTGCTTAGCCATCAGAAGAAGTTTTTCTTCTTTGACTAAAAAAGGTCTGAATTTTACAGTTTCTTTTGTTGAAGGAATAATCAAATCAAAAGTTGGATACATTAATTTAGGTAAAGCCATAACAACTCCTTAAAATTATCTAATTCCCAAATTAAAATCTGGGTCATCTAACGGCTCATCGGACCAATCATAGTAAGAAAAATTAACGGTGAATTCTGATAACGTATTCGTAGATTCATGTGATAATGACATCTCACTTACACTGATTGGGAATGCTTTATACAAACTTACTTTTTTTATAGTTCTCAAAGGAAAAGATGCAACACCTCCACCAAAAAGGGAAGATGTTACAAAAGGTGTTCCTGCTGCAGCAAATATAACTGACCCCACTGTTTGAAGAATTTCACTACCTCTATATTTTCCTGGTTCACCATGAAAAACTATTACTTCCAATGTAGACGAATAATCACTTTTATACCCAAGCTGATAATTTTTACCCTTGCCAACCTCTTCCTCAGGAGTCCACTCGTAGATACATCTCATCCAATTGGTGAATACAGATCTTATTATACCTCCAGAATCAGAAATGAATGTCAAAGATACATCAGGACTTGATGAAGAAAAGACAGGTGTTCTAACTGTTGGACCAATTCCATATCTTCTTGCTTCAGCTAAACCTAAAGCAGCACCTGGGAGTGTTGCTGATCTACAAAAAGCAGTTAGCAATAAACCATTCTCTGTAGCTTCTCTAACTGCTGAACGCACATTAGCATCATTCCCTCCAAACTTTAGATTCCGAGGTATATTGAACTTCACTTCAAATAAATTGGGGCGCTGAACATCATATTTGCTAATCTTAGATTGAAAATTTCTTAAATTTAACATTACTTTTTATATACAAATTGTTCTAGAGGTAAGAATAATGCCTTTGACCACTGGGAAGGTGGTATCAAAAGAAACCTGGATCTAACGTGATTATTTAGGTAGCGTTTTATACAAGGCTTAAAATATTTTGAATTGGCAACCGATTTCAATACATCATAACTGAGATTTAATCTCATTGCTTCTGTCATCGACTTGCTACTAGATGCTGACATTAGACTATCTAAAAGTCTTGCTCTTTGTATGTACGGAATGTAATGAAAGTTTATTCCCATGAATCCGTTTGGAGCATGGTCAAAAGGAAAGATGATAGGAAATTTATCATACAGCGGTAATTTTTCTTTATGTTTAGGATCGTAGTGAAATAGGTACATTTTACCTATCTGTAAGTCACGTGTTAAATATCTATCGCTCTTGTTAATTATAGAACTAGTTGGTGGACTGAGATCACTAAATGTTTGTTGGAACCATTTTGTAGCATCTGCAATCTGACCACGTGATCTGGCCTGGTCGAGCATTTGACTATAGGTTATTGCCATATTTGATGCCTAGTTCCGTTTCTGTTAGTATTTGAAATTTCCATTTCCTGTCTGCGCAGAATTTTTCCGCATATTTCCACTTACTACTATTTATTCCCCAGGTTTTAACTTCATTGAGGTATCTTTTTGTGACTCTAGTTTTTGGTGTAGGTGGGACAGTTTGGGATTTGGGTTTGATCTCTATGACCACCGTTTCTATGATACCATTTTTGTTTTTCATTTTGACCCAGAAATCTGGAAAGTATCTGTGTATTCTATTATCTAATGGCGATAAATAAGGTATCGAGAACTCTTCACTGGCCCACTGAATAACATCTGGGTGTCTATCAAGGTGATCCATGAATTTACACTCCCAACTAGAGCGATAAATAATATTTGTATGATCACCCTTATACTTGTTGGGGTTTTTGGGTTTGAAGATCCCTTTGTAACTCATTAGGAAATTAAATGGCCTTAGTTCAAAACGACTTCTCTAGCACACAAGCGCAGGAAGCTAGTAAAAAAGATATTATATCCAAACACGTTAATCAAAACAGTGGTGATAGCTATTATGTGCCTCAATCCCAGCAATACAAATACGACGGACGTCCTAGTGAAACTATTGAAGATAGAAGATCCAGTAGTTTCAATGGAGATTCTTCACCAATAGTTTTTCCTGGTGACCTGTCTGGTGATTTCTATATATCTTTCAATGCATACAAATTCTCACAAAATAGATTTGAAGAAGCTAAACGAGAATTTTCTTTTGAAAAATCAATCTATCTTCCCTTACCTCAGTCAATCACAGATTCATTTGGTGCATCTTATACAGCAGAAAATTTATACTTTGTAGGCAATGCTATCAGGAATGATATAACAAATGTCTCTACTTCAGAAGGAACAACAAGTTTCAATAACATGTTCTCACAAGGGGGTATGAACAGAGCTGCTTCTAGAATTTCTGACTACATCAGTTCTTTAAGTTCTGATCAAGGTGTAAGGCAGGCGGCGGCAGCTTTTGGTGTTGCTGCTTTATCTAATCCAAATATGGGTATACTAGGAGCCGCTGCTAAAACATCTTTCCAGGTAACAACTAATCCTTATCCTGTTATGATTTATTCGGGAACAGGATTCAAGAGTTTTTCTTTTGAGTGGACTTTATATCCTGAAGATGCATCAGAGACGGAGACGATCAAAAAAATAGTCGGTTATTTTAGAAGGGAAATGCTACCAGAACAAGATAAAAATAATCCTTCTATACTTAAAACTCCAGCAATTTGGGAGATTACTTTAAAGCCTGACTCTCATACAAAAAAATTCAAGAGATGCGTGATTACTGGATTGGAAGTAAACTACACTCCAAACGGAGCTGCTTTTATTTACTCGAGAGATTTAAATTCAGATCCACAGAGAGTTCCAGCCGGTGTTTCTATAAGAGTCAACTTCCAAGAAATTGAACTCTGGCTTGCAAATGATTTTAGTACCAACGAAAGTCAAGGATTTGATTACATTGATACCGTCAAAGCTAATCAGATTGTTTTTGAATCTAGAGTCGCAGCCTCACTTGATGATCGAGTGGAAGAAGAAAGAGAAGCCAGGAGGCCTGAAAATAGAGGCATCTTCTCAACTCCAACTAATATAGGGAGTTAATTGATGGCTGGTAAATATTTTACAAATTTTCCGCTAGATGTTTATAGTAATACCGTTTCAACAAACATACTAACAAAAATAGGATTTCAGGAAAAGCTAGATGAAAGATTCTACGTATTTCATCCGTATACTATAAGAGAAGGTGATAGACCCGATACTATAGCATTTTTATACTATGGTGATCCAATGCTCGATTGGATAGTATTATTCAGTAATAACATTGTTGATCCTTATTATGACTGGTATATGGATACTAACACAATCAAACAGTTCATCAATGACAAATATGGATCTGTTTCAAATGCTCAGTCTAAAATTAAGTTTTACAGGTCTAATTATTTAACAGATTTCTCTGTATTATCTCCAATAACCTTTAATAATCTTTCTGAAAATAAAAAGAAATACTGGAATCCAATTCTAACTGCTTCAGGAGCTATTTCAGGATACGAACGAAAGAGAGAAGAAATCATCCATTCAACCAACATGGTTAAACAGTTGAATATTACTTTGCAGGGAAGCACTCAATTCTCAAACAGTGAAAACTCTTATCAATTATCTGGTGGAACCACTACTGCTATTGGGAATATAAAGTATGCAAATTCTAGTACTTTGATTATTGATAGTATTCAGGGTACATTTGCCAATACATCAACTGTGAAGGGAAGTACTAGTAATGCTAACGCTACAATATCATCAATTATAAATTTATCAACAACCATTCCATCAGATGAACTTCTATACTATGAACCAGTATCATTTTATGACTATGAAAATGAATTGAATGAAAAGAAAAAGAATATTAAACTTCTCGATGCTTCATATGTGCCTACTGTTCTTGATCTATTTAAAGAGTTAAATAATGTCTAGTTCAGTTCGTCCTGGTCAATGTGATATAGAATCTATTTCTATAACAGATAACAGAAAATCAAAAACTCTTTCCATCAAAGAAGGCACCGACAAGTTTAAAAACTTTGTTGATTATGTACACTCTATAGATATTTTTGAAAGCATTGAAAGACCTTATCTCCTTGCAGATTTAATGTTGCTTGATGGATCCTCCTTGTTCGAAGATTTCAACTTCTCTGGTGGAGAAGAATTCAAGATAGATTTCAAAGGTTTTGGTGATGATTCTTCAACATCTTACACATTGTACGTTACCGAAGTTAATTATCTTAAACCCAATGAAAATCTCAGATCAAAGTTGATTGGGTTGAGGTTAGCAAGTAAAGAGTATCTCAAAGCAAGCTCTACAATAGTATCTAAAAGTTACGAAAGTGGAGCAGATGAGATATTAAAGGATATTTTATCAAACTTTCTCTCATCAAAAAAACCTTTGAAAATAGAAGGTAGTAAGTTTCAACCTAAAATAGTTATACCTTTTCTCAATCCTTTCTCAGCCATAGATATGATAAGAAGAAGGGTAGTTTCCTCAGAGAACAAATCTCATAATTTTGTTTTCTTTGAAAACCAAAAAGGATATTTCTTTAAAACAGTTGAAAATCTTTTGAAATCAGAAAACTCCGATTTTGGCACCAAGACACTACAATTCTTTCAAAAGCAAGATATTTCATCTAACATTAAAGGACCCAGTTCTCAAATAAGTGACAAAGACGCTCATCTATTATTTGCAAACTACACGGTAAAAACTTTATCAGATTTATCTCACTTGTTACGTGCTGGTGGATATAAAACGAAGATAGCAGAGTATGATTTCACTAAAAAGAAATACGAAAGTAGAGAATTCACTCACAGCCCTAGCGGTCAGAATCCTTTATTAACTGATCAAATAAAAAGTGACTTTTCCGCTACAGAGATACTACCATTGCTTGTACCTTTTGCAACATATAGGGACGTAGACAACAACACATTAAACTTTCTATATGACTCACTTCCAGAGAGAATTGCATATTCTAATTTATTCAATCAGGAAACTACATTTATTGATGTGCCTGGTAATACTAAAGTATACGCTGGTTCAGTGGTAGAATTGAAAGTACCTAATTATGATTCTGTTGGTGGTGAAGATCTCAATAAAGTAGCAAGTGGTAAATACCTTGTTACAGCAGTTAGACATTCTCTTAATATCTACACAGATTCAAAATATACAACACATTTACAGCTTAAAAGATTTGATAGAGGAGCTCCTTCAAGATGACAACAGCAGCTATTGGTGAAGAGGGTTTCAGGTGGTTTATAGGTAAAGTTGAAGATAGAGATGATCCCAAACAATTCGGAAGAGTCAGGGTAAGAATATACAATGTTCACCCTTTCACATCTAGTGGTGAGCCTGATACAGCAAAGGTTCCCAAGGACCATCTTCCATGGGCTATGCCTATCAATTCTATACTGAGTGCGGGAATCATCAAAAACTTTGGTGGTGACTTCAAAAAAGATGGTGTAGGGTTAAGTACTACAGGTCTATTGGTTGGATCGACTGTATTTGGATTCTTTGCAGATGGTAATGAATGTCAGATACCGTTGATCTTTGGTACTATTGCTGGTTTGGTTGGTGATGAAGAGGAAAACGAATTACCAAAAACCTCCTATGAGCAAAACAGTGTAGGAAACTTTAAAAATAATTTAAAAACTAACATTTCAATACCGTTTCCTGGTGAACCAGATTCTCCATATAATGCTAAATATCCTTATAACAAGAGTTTAAGAACAGAATCCGGTCATCTAGTTGAACTTGATGATACTCCTGGTGAAGAGCGCATTCATGTGATGCACAAGAACGGATCTTATGTCGAAATCGACAAAGAGGGTACAACCGTCATAAAATCTATGAAAGATAGATTTGATATCACTGTAGAGGATAACAATGTATACATTGGTGGTAATGCTAATGTGAAAATTGACGGTAATGTAACGATGTATGTAGATGGTAACGTGTTAACTAAAGTAAATGGAACATATATTCTTGAGTCGCTAGGTAACATGATATTCAAAGCTCCAAGAGTAGATATTAACCCCACTTAAGGAAAAACAATGCCAGGAGTTGTAAGAGCTTTTTTAGACAGTCATGTAGGCCATGCGTCACTGACTCCAAACCCCTTCCATAAGACGCCTTACGTGGAGGGTTCAGATGACGTGTTTGTAAATGGTATGCCGGTTGTCAGAGTGAATGATAAAACAGGATGCGGGGATCCTGCTGTGGGTGCTTCTTTCAATGTTTTTGTAAATGGGAGAGGTGTACATAGACAAGGTGATGCTACTGGTGGGCATGCTTCTTGGTTACCAAATGCAGCTGCTACTGGTTCAATGAATGTGTTTGTAAATGGCTAAACCAGATTATAGAGACATCTTACAGAGGTATGGTCAGGCAACAACTCCTGAAGAGAAGGCAGCTATTAAAAATGAGCTCAAGTTTACCGATCCATTGACTGCAGAAGAAATAGATTTATTCGAGTATGTTGCTACTGGTTATCTTGAGACACCGGTGCAAAAAATACTCGATGAGAATCCATATCCTGGAGACGGTAAAACAAAATTGAGATCTTATGTTGGTGTTTATTACAGTACAACTCAGCCATGACAATAACAAGAAGAATAATCAAAGGATCATCTCTTACATATGAAGAGATGGATGAAAATTTTAGAGATTTGAGATTTGACACAACATTAGATAGGGTCACAGAAAATGGTAATGTGACAAATAATAACATTACAGTAAGAGATATTGTTGCCGCTAATATTGTTGCCAACAATATAACAGTTCTAAATCAAAGTCCGAGTTTGACTGTAGCAGCTATCAATTCCGGTATCGTTAGAACTGTCTTTGTTGAGTACTCTTCAAACGTATCTCAGAACACAATAGTAAGCAGTGGTAGATCTGCAACAGCTGGTGGACCAATCGATATTGATACTGGAGTAGTTCTAACTATTGAAGATGGTGGAACTTTAACAATCACATGAGGAACAAATGAGTTTATTAAGATTAAACGCTATTAAAAACGCAAGTGCCACACCCAATAATATGACCCTTCATACGAACGGGTCGGTTACATTTTCAAATAGTGTCATTGTTGGTGGGTCTTTTTCGTACGACTCTCAAACATCCAATACCGTATCTGCTAACAGTTTAACCTGTAACACTGCAACAATCAATACAGACTTAAATATTGGTACAGTAACTGGATTTCCATTTTTTGATGGTATGGTTGTGCAGACAATTTTAAAAAGAGTAGATACAAGAACTGATTATCTAACTGGTACTACGGATGGTTTTCAGCAAGCAATAATTACAGAGCTGTCTGCTAATATCACTCCAAAATTTACTACAAGTATCATAACTTGTGAATATTGGATACATGGAGAGGCTAATGATGCTGGTGGTTCTCAGAGTGTATGGAGAGTGTATAAGAATAATTCAAAGATAACCACAGCTGGATACGAGTCTTACAATAACGTAGCGGGGAATGTTAGATATTCTGGCATTGCAGGAAGTAATTTTGATAACAATTCTGATTCCACACTTCAAACCATCAGAATATTTTACTATGATAAACCTAACACTACATCAGAAATCAGTTATCAACCTGTATTTGTCAATTCTACTGGTGCTACGCAATTTACTTTTAAACTAAACAGAACTTTTGCCAATATTGGTACAGATAATTATGAGAATGCAGTCAGCTTTGTAAGACTAACAGAAATATACTCTTCAACATAAAATGGCATACGCAGATAAATTTACAGTCACATCTCTCAAAACAGAAAGATATAGTGACTTCTATAACAACTTCGATAAAAATTTTGGATCTGGTGACCTTGCTAGAAAAACTAATGAAGATTCGATAGTGAATTCTCTCAAGAATATTATATTTACTAACAAGGGTGAGCGTCCATTTTTTCCTGAATTTGGATGTAACATCAGAGGGTTACTATTTGAAAACTTTAGTCAGTTTTTGGCTGATACAATTAAATCAGAAATTCAGACTGCAATACAGAATTTTGAACCGAGAATTACAGCACTCAATATAACGGTTAAAGATGATTCTAATAATAATGGATTCAGATTATATCTGTATTTCACCACAATAAATAATACTGAAACTGCGTCAGTAAACTTTCTCCTAAGAAGAATAAGATAAATGGCAAATTCATCTGTAAATCTAGTCAATCTTGATTTTGACTCTATCAAAGCATCATTAAAAAGCCATCTAAGATCACAATCAAGATTTCAGGATTATGATTTTGAGGGATCAAATATGAGCGTCCTCTTGGACGTCCTCGCTTACAACTCTTACCTGAACTCTTTCTATCTTAACATGATCTCAAGTGAAATGTTCTTGGATAGTGCTCAGTTACGTGACAGTGTTGTATCACATGCTAAAGAGCTCAACTATCTTCCAAGATCATTTAGATCTGCAGTTGCCAACGTAAACATTTCTATCACCCCATCAACGTCAGTAAGCTCCGTGGTGATTCCTGCTAAGACTTCGTTCACATCAAGGTTAGGTGCAAATAACTATAACTTTGTTACATCAGAAGCTATTGCATTGACTGTTGCTAACAATGGAACATTTACAGCTACAAATGTAAATTTATACGAGGGGTCGTATGTTACCGATACGTTTGTCAAAAATGGTGTTGATTCTAACCAGAGATTTGTTCTTACGAACCCTAACATAGATACTACAAGCATAGAAATATTAGTTTCTGAGGATAGTGGATCTTCAAACTTAGTATATACTCAAGCATTTTCACTATACGGCCTTTCAACGAATTCTTATGCGTTTTTTGTTCAAGGAGCTCAGGATGATACTTATGAGGTGATGTTCGGGGATGGTTTCACTGGAAGACCTCCAAAAAGTTCAGCTATAATTGAAGTAACTTACAGGGTATGTAACGGAGAGCTACCTAACGGTGCAGATACTTTTGTGAACAACTCTTCCATCGACGGTCACTCTAATGTCGCAGTTATCTTAAACTCAGCAGCAACAAGTGGTTCAATTTCAGAATCCATTGATTCAATCAAATTCAATGCTCCTAGAAGTTTTCAAACACAAGAAAGAGCAATCACAGAAAATGATTACAAGTTTCTTCTACAAAGAGAGTTTCCTGAAATCCAAGCAATATCTGTATATGGTGGGGAGAAAGAAGATCCACCTCAATATGGTAAAGTTTATCTTGCAATCGATATTGAAGGAGCCGATGGAATTTCAGATAGTAAAAAACAAGTATATAATGCATACTTGGAGGACAAAGTTCCATTAGGATTCACTACAGAAATAGTACCACCTTCTTTTGTTTTCCTTGATGTTGATTCAACTGTAAAATATAATTATAATATAACTACTCTATCCGATAATCAAATTAAAACTAGAGTGTTGAATGCTATCAGTTCTTTTAACTCTAACAATCTTAACGATTTTAACACCACATTCAGGTATAGTAAATTTGTTACCGCAATAGACGGAGCCGACGGTTCAATACTCAACAATGATACAATTGTTACTCCTTTCATTTTATTGAATCCTATCACGTTCACTCCTTCGAGCTTCTCACTTAATTTCAATACTGAGGTTTTGATTACAACTCCTACTACTGATACACATCCAGCATCATCTGAGCGAGGTGTGTATTCAACTAATTTTGTTTATCAAGGATTTACTTGTCAACTAGAGGATGATGGTATTGGTAACATACGAATCATGAAAATTAACACCGATGGAACCCATACAAAAATTATTAATATTGGTACAGTTGATTATAATTCAGGAAAAATCATCATTACTGGTTTAAATGTTTCTTCCTATGCGGGATCTGGAATTAAACTATATGTGAAACCAGTTAGTTTTGATTACACAGTATCTCTAAGAAACATACTTACAATCAATCCTTCAGATATCAACGTAACAATGCTTCCAATTAGGTCATGAAAGAAATAGAAGACAATATCAGTGTACTGATTCAAAATCACTTCCCAGAGTTCTATAAGGAAAGTGGTGATAACCTCATTGCTTTTGTAAAAGAATACTACGACTGGGCGCTGCAGACGAATAATCATCTGTATCATTCTAGGAAGTTACTGGATTATAGAGATATTGATAAAACCGTAGATGATTTTCTTTTTCATTTTGAAGAAAAATATTTAAAGGGTGCCCCTGTTAGTTTTCAAAGATCCAGGTTTGATATAAAACATATTATTGACATATACAGAGCTAAAGGATCGGAGCAAGGTACAAAACTATTTTTTAATAGAGTGTTTGGTGACCCTTCCACAGAAGTTTATTTTCCTGGAAAGGATGTTCTGAGAGCATCTGATGGACAGTGGTATATCCCAAGATACTTAGAGGTAGAGATAGCTGATAAGACTTCTTCGTTCTTAGGAAGGTTGATTACTGGATCTGCTTCAGGAGCAACAGCGTTTGTTGAGGGAGTAAGTAGAAAAGTTATTAATGGAAAATACATTGATGTACTTTATCTCTCTAATATTAGTGGATCTTTTGATTTTGGTGAAATCATTACCCAAGATGGATTTCTTGATGGTTGTCCAAAAGTAGTTGGTTCACTTACGTCAATAACGATTGTAGATTCAGGAAGAGAATTCGCTGTAGGAGATGTAGTAGATGTAGTGTCTAGTAGACGAGGCAAATTGGGTAAAGCAAGAGTAGATGAGGTGGGAAGATCTACTGGAAAGGTAACCTTCAACTTAGTTGATGGTGGGTCTGGATACAGATTAACAACTGTACCAGAAGTAGCAACCAGAATGCTATTGTTAAAAAATATTGTACCCTCAAGTGTATATGCACCAAATTTTGTTGAAGATGAAATAGTATATCAACCTTTAATTAATATAGTATTCACAACAGCCAACACTGTATTCAACGTTGGAGATCTAGTTACAGGATCTAATTCTACAGCAGATGTAAGTACTGGTAGGGTCGTTGGTAGATCTCAAATTGCAATCACAGGTACAGTTACTGCTACTTCCACATCAAATGTCGTGATTGGAACAAACACTAATTTCACCACAGCACTTCAAAGTGGTGACTATATCAGGTTTCAATCAAATAATACCATTTTTCGGGTGAGAACTGCTAATGGTATAACTAATGCAACGCATCTCTTCCTAACGACTAATGGTCCTGATGTAACAGCAAACACTGTTGTTCCTGCTAATGGAACATTGAGAATGGTACCAATAACTGGTTCATTTACAGACGCTGATAGAATAAAAAATACAACAGCATTAATTACAGGAACTGCTAATTCAACTGCATATGGTACTGTCATGGGAGTGAATAGTACTGCTATTGGATTAGTAGATGTAGTTAATACATTCACACCTAATAATTATAATTACATTTATGGAGCAGTATCCAATGTTTATGCCAATGTAGATGTTATTGGTACAGGATCTTCCGCTGGATTTGAGATTGGTAGTCTTACAGATGAAGAAAGCGTTTATCTCAATACAGACATTATTGGATCAAATAACTCTATTATTCTTACAGCTCTCTCTGGTACAGTTTCCTCAAATGTAAACAGTGCTCAGGTAAATGGAACAAGTACTTCATTTACCACGGAAATTTATAGAGGAGATTATGTAAAGTTCTCTGGTAATAATACCATATTTCAAGTTAACAATGTAACTAATAACACTGTGTTATTTTTAACTACTAATGGTCCTGACTCTTCAGCTAATATATTAAGTCACAGTAATGGCACTTACAAAAATATTTTCTTGGATTCATTTAGGTATGGATTTCCAAAACTACCTCAAGCTAATCTCTCCTCTATTCTGAATCTAGCTTTGGATTTAGATGTGTTCCAAATAGGAACAATAGCTTCTTTAACTAATATTAATCCAGGTTCTGATTATAATGTTTCTCCTTTTTTGAGAGTCAGAGATGCTGGTATAGCAGGATTCAATAGAAGAGATCTTCATATTGATGTTAACAATCAATCCGGAGTTTTTGTGAATGGGGAAGAAATAGTTCAAAATTTCAGTACTCCTTCCGTTTCAATGTCTTTGAGTGGATCAAATAGTTCATTCACTCTAACAGAAACAGTCACTCAGGATATTGGTGCTAGTAACTCGTACGGATCAGTTGTAACTGCCAACCTTACAAACGTTAAGTTATCAACATCAAACACGTTTGTGAATTCTACGTTACAGTCTGTTGCTGCTGGAACTGTTGAAGGAAATACAAACAGTGCACAGGTGAATGGTACTGGCACTTCATTTACTTCAGAGTTCACCCAGGGTGATTATATTAAATTCAGTGGAAACAATTTAATTTTCGAAGTTGATAGTGTATCAAACGATACAATTTTAACTCTTACAACCAATTGTGCGAGCATTGGAGCCGGGAATACGGTACAAAGAGTTACGGAAGTTGCTGTTGGTCTAACTTCTAATAAAATATTCTTTGTTAATGTTGCTACTACAGATACAATACTTTCTCTGTCTAGAGGAAGAGTGTTGTCATCAAACGCTGATCAAGGATTTGTAAATGTCAAAAGAAAAACATTTAACCAATCTTTTACTCCAAACGTAGTAATAACAGGAACTACTTCAGGCGCTACAGCAAATGTAGTCTCAATTACACAAATAGCTAACTCATCATTAATGGGATACAATGCAAATGTCACATCTATAGCAGGAACTGTTAATGGATCTATCCAATCCACTTCTATTATAAATTCTGGCTACGCATATGAAGAAGATGAAATAGTTACCCTCTCTACTGAAGGTAATCAGTATGTCGCTACAGGACTATCAAGATTATTGAGAGAAGGAACCGGTGAAGGAAGATTTTTATCAACAAGAGGATTTTTAAACAGTGATAAATATATTCATGATGGTGATTACTATCAGGCATTTTCTTACGAGGTTCAATCTTCCTTAGGATTGGAAGTTTATTCAGATACGCTCAAAAAACTTCTACATGTTGCTGGAACAAAGCTATTTGGCAGGGTTATCAGAGTATCATCAGCGAACGCTCAAATCACAACTGAAGGGGTTATTACAACTTTAAGCTAATGAGTACATTAATTACAAATAATTTAAAATTATTTTCAAGCGATAATTTTGTTGAATCCTTTACAGAACCTGGATTCAACATTTATTATATGTTTGTAGGTAATCCGCTTCCTTTTACAAACGATAATTCTCCTCCACAATTGTATGATAATATTGATACAACGAATGTAAAAGTATTTGAAAATATGATCTATGGTAAGAGAATAACATCTAACGATATTGTGAAGCTTATCAGAAGAACTGATTGGACAAGTGGAGAGGTTTATCAGAAATACACCCATGACAATACTAACCTCTTCAACGAAGATTTTTTTGTTATGGTAGACGAAACGACCAGTTATTCGGTTTTCAAATGTCTTGATAATAATGGCGGAGCAAATTCTACTGATGCTCCTCTGTTAACAGAAACTTCTGCTGACGATGACTTTTACTTCACTAGCGATGGGTATCAGTGGAAGTACATGTATTCAATAACTCCTTCGCAATTATCAAAATTTGGAACTACAGACTACATTCCAGTGTTCGTCAATCAGAATGTAGTAAGTAATGCTGTTGGTGGCTCAATTGATAATATCCAGGTGACCTTTGGAGGAATTGGTTACGCGTCCTATGCAAGTGGAACATTTCAAGAGGTACAAGTTGGCGGTAGTGAAACAACTTTTAAAATTGATCCTTCATCATCTTCAAGTAACGCTAATTTTTATACTGGTTGTGCCATAAAGATTACAAGTGGTGTTGGAAGTGGTCAGCTTCGTAAAATTACATCTTATACGGTAGTTGGAGCTACTAGAACAATTACAACAGATCTTGAGTTTGATCCACCACCAACTACATCATCGGGTTATGAGATCACTCCATTTGTTACTATAAGTGGTGATGGATCAAATGCGTCAGCAAGAGCAATTGTTAATGCTACAAGTAACACAATTTATAGAATTGAGGTTGTCGATAGGGGTATTAACTATTCTTACGCTGACGTTGTGGTAACAGGTAACACCGGAACTGCTTCACCAACACCAGAAAACACAGCAACTGCAAAGGTAATCATAAGTCCAAAGGGTGGACATGGTAGTAATGCTGCAGCTGAGCTCGGCTGCCATAATGTTGGAATCAGTGTCGAATTTGATAGTGCAGTATCAGGTAATAAGATTGTTGATGAAAATGATTTTAGGTCCATTGGCATCATCAAAGACCCACTATTTTCAAATGTTCAGATTGGATCCTCAATAGGTGATAGGAGCGGTACATTTGTAGATGGAGAAGTAATTACGCAGACGTCTGGTTTTGAAGTAGCAGGTATTGTTATAACCAGTCCTGGGTCTGGTTACACTGCAAATGCAACGGTAACAATTACTGGTACAAATATTACTCCAGTTTCAGCTAATGCATCAAGTAATTCATCAGGAAAAATATCTGCAATCAACATAGCTAATAATGGTTCTGGTTATGAATCAGTCCCTTCAGTTAGTATTTCTGCACCGTTGGCTCTGAGCTTCAATGCTCAATCAGCTGTTGATGGGTCTTCAGATTTCATTACAATATCCGGACACAAATTTCAAGATAATGATTATGTTAAGTACCTAGTAGCTTCTGGAAATACATCCCTGACGAACCTTGCAAACAACACGTCGTACTGGGTTGTTTCATCAAACTCTAGTGGTGTCAAATTAGCCACTACAAGAGAAGGATCACCAATCAATCTTTCACCAGGTGCTGTCAGTGAAACAGGTCATACATTGACTGGTCAAACAGCAACAGCAACGGCAGTGCTAGATTTAGATAGTATCGTAACTGCATGTGGAGTAATAACAGTAGTAGATACTAATTATATCAGGGTTACCAACGCTTATGGATTTTTCACGACAGGTAGTTTAATTATTGGTGAAACATCAGGTGCAAGTTCACCTGTTTCGAATGTAACCCAGCCATCATCTTACTTTGATCAAACCTTCAAGATTGTTGCAACTCAACCATCACCACCATTTCAGGAAGATGAGTTGGTCGTGCAATCTACAAATGCAAACGGTTATGTGTATTCTGCAAATTCTTCAACTATGAGAATTGTGAATAAAAAGGGTGTGTTTAATAAAAGCGAGGTTGGGGGAACTACATACTATGTTGATGGTATAACATCTGGAGTACAGGCTGAGATCACAGGAACGATAGAGGGAGATCTTGTGAGAGGTACTGGAGATGTAATATATATGGAAAATTTCACACCAATAACAAAAACTGGTGGGCAAAAAGAAACTTTCAAACTTATTTTAGATTTTTAATTAGAGGAACAAATGGCTCTTGAGACAGATTTAAACATCGATCCTTATTACGATGATTACAATGAAGATAAGAATTTTCATAGGGTATTATTCAGACCTGCTGTTCCTGTACAGGCAAGAGAGTTAACTCAGCTTCAGGATATTCTTCAAAATCAAGTAGAAAGATTTGGACAGAATATTTTTAGAGAAGGTAGCATAATCAGAGGGTGCTCTTTCACATACGATGACAAATATTTTTATGTAAAGGTTCTAGATCTTTTAGCAGATCCTGTTGGTAGTCCTGCAGATGTTGCCGCCTATGTCAACACATATATTGTTCATGAAGCTTCTGGACTACAGTCGATTTGTGTCAATGCAGTGACAGGTCTCCAATCACAAACTCCTGACCTGAACACATTGTATATCAAATATCTTAATACTGGTGATTCGAGTGGGTCTGAGAAGAAGACATTTGCATTGAACGATGTTCTAACGTCGTTTGATATAAATTATAAACTAATTTCTATTGCAGTGACATCAGGAGGTACTGGTTATGATAACTCACATCTAGTGAGTATAACTGGAGGAGAAGGAACTGGTGCTGTTGCAAACGTAGTCACATATTCTAATGGTACCATCAGAGCTATCGTACTAACATCACAGGGATCGGGCTATGTCACTGCTCCTACAGTTGCAATCACGAACACATCTGGTGGTTCGTCTGGTATCGGTTCGGGTGCAGCATTTACAGCTAAGAATTACTATGCTAAATTGACTGTAGCTAATAGCCAGTTTGAAACAGGTGGTGCTACTAATATTGGTAGGGGATATGCTGCTAAAGTCACAGAAGGTGTTATTTTCCAAAAAGGACATTTTGTCAGAGTTGATCCACAAGAAATTATTGTGGAAAAATATTCCCCTCTACCAAATGGTCTTGCTCTTGGATTTACAACAAACGAATCTATTGTCAATAATAACGTAGATCCTTCTCTACTAGATGGAGCTCAGGGATATAGTAATTATACAGCTCCTGGTGCGCACAGACTTAAGCTAACAGCTAATCTTGTAGTAAAAACTATTGCTGATGCTAAATCTGAAGAAGGATTCTTCTCTCTGGTAGAATTTGAAAATGGTAGAGTAACTAGACAGAGAACTCGTACAGAATTCAATTCTGTTGAGACAGAAATGGCTAGAAGAACTGATGATATGATGGGAGACTTTTCTGTCAATCCTTTCAGAGTTTATACTGATGATTTTATTGGCGTTGGTAATGCAGAAGTTAATTCCATATCTCATATTACAGCAGCAGTTACATCTGGTCTGGGTTATATCAAAGGTCACAGAGTTGAAATTACAGATACAATTAGATTACCAATCAGGAAATCAACAGAAACAAGAATTGATGTAGATCAAGATGTGTCTATTAATTTTGGTTCTTATGTAATTGTAAATGAATATCTTGGTAATTTCAACTTTGAAGAAGCAGTGACAGTCGATCTGTATAACAAAGCCTCTGATGGTATCACTGCTAGATATGGTCAAACACCTAATAATACAGGATCATTAATTGGAACCGCAAGACTTAGATCCATTGTTTATGATAGTGGTGCAATTGGAACGCCAGAATGTCAATACAGAGCATACCTGTTTGATGTTAAAATGCAGGCAGGATTTTCTTTCTCTCAAGTAAGATCAATATTCAAATCAGGAACTGGTTCAGTTGATTTGGTTTTAGAACCAGCAAGAGGAATAACATCATTTACAGTTAATTTCAATGCTTCAAGTGATGTAAATGATACAAGTGAAACAATAACAATTTCAGATGCAAAGGCATATTTCACAGAAGGTGATTATGTTGTGTATACAGTAGCTGCTGGAAATACAGCAGTGAGTGCTTTGGAAAACGGCACTGGATATTATATTAACTCTGTAAATAGTACCTCGATCTCTCTTAGAACATCTCCAACAGGATCAACTCCAGTTAACCTAACTGCTGGAGTAAGTGAGACAGGACACTTTTTATCAGCATCTAAGGGTCCAAAAGAAGCTGTGCTCAAGGACCCAGCATTTGATGCACTAATCTATTCATCAGGAACTTATGCGGTTTCAAATGTATCAAGTGCATCATTTCAATTCAGAGGAACTATACCAACTACATTCTCAGTAAGTGGTGTAGGAGCAATTGATGCTGTTACTCAATATGGTGCAGGGCACACATTCCCTTATGGTGTAGGTACAGTACTTAATAGTCTTCAAGAGACTGATTTAATAGTCATTCCAGCTGCAAACTCATACTCTTCAGCAAATATAGCTGGTTCAGTTTCTTCGTACAGTGGTAATGTTATTACTGGAACAAGTACATCATTCCTATCTAGTTTATATGTTGGTGATTATATTCGTTTTGCTAACACTACGCAAGCAAATGCAGAGTTTAGAAGAATTACTAGAAT